GAAAGGTGTTGATGTAGATTATACACCTGGTGGTGTCAAGTCATTTTCTGATGGTGCACCTACGCAGATATCTATGAGTCTATCGTTTATGGAAACAGAACTGCTCACTAAACAAAAGATAAATCAAGGATACTAATGGCATATTCAGAGAAAGTATTAGACCACTACGACAACCCACGCAATGTGGGTAAGATGGATATGAACGATAAGTCAGTAGGTACGGGCATGGTCGGGGCACCTGCGTGTGGAGATGTAATGAAACTACAGATAAAAGTCGAAGGTGGCGTCATTGAAGATGCGAAATTCAAGACTTACGGGTGTGGTAGTGCAATTGCTTCATCATCCCTCTTGACAGAGTGGGTAAAGGGCAAAACACTAGACGAAGCAAGAGCAATAAAGAACATAGATATCGTAGAAGAACTTAGTCTACCGCCAGTAAAGATACATTGTAGCGTACTGGCCGAAGATGCAATCAAGTCTGCGATTAAAGATTATACAAACAAGAATAGGACGCACCGATAATGGCATATTTCGATAGATTCCCTCTCATGGCATATGATGTCGCAGGCGATAAGAACTACAAACTATTACCTGATATACTTAAACGAGTTAAACTTCGTACAGGGATACGCTCAGGAACATTTCTATTTGATGATTATGATGTCAAAGATGGTGAGAAGCCAGAAGATGTTGCATACAAGTGGTTTGGCGACCCAGAACTACATTGGATAATACTAATGACGAACAATATCACAGACAGATTTTATCAATGGCCGCTGACACAACCACAGTTTCAAGAGTACCTAGAAGATAAGTATGGCGCAGGTAGTGAAGATGCAGTACATCATTACGAGAAAACAACAGATAGTGGTAGAACATCATCAAATGGTCCTAGTGATTACTCACACAAGGTAGAGTGTAATTCAGACGATGGTATACCTGATATTATCACAAACAGACAATACGAGCAAAGACTACAGGATAAGTATAGACAGATACGATTATTAGACAAGAAATATTTAAACGCATTTGTAGATGAATTTGAGAACCTTATAAAGGGATAAACAATGGCAGGTAACCCACATATAGATTTCGCAGGCGACTATGATTTAGGTAGTATCGTACTTCATAATCATCAAAACCAAGGTTTGTCTTTACGAACTAAAGGCACCGACATCAAACATCTAGTGCAAGAGTTAAACATATATGAAAGTATGTTTAGTAATGCAATCACAGGTACAGTTGTTATTGCAGATACAATCAACCTTATTTCTAATTTACCCATACAGGGCACAGAAAGACTCACATTTAAACTCGCAACGCCTGGCGCTCACAAGGCATCCCATGTAGTAGATTTTAGTGAAGAAGGCACCCCAATGCAAGTCTATAAACTATCAAATAGACAACAGGGTTCGGATGGTATGCAGATATATACACTACATTTTGCAAGTAGGGAGTTTCTTCGTAATCTCAGGACAAAGGTAAGTCAGGCATATTCAGGCAGAATAGACCAGATGGTGACATCTATAATGCAAGACCCAAACTACCTTGATAGTAGAAATCAACTGAACTATCAGAAAACACGAAACCAAGACAAGATAGTTATACCAAACAAATCACCATTTAGTGCAATTAATATGCTGGCTAAGAGGGCAATGGCAAATAATAGTAAGAGTGTTGGGTATTACTTCTACGAAACAACAAAAGGGTTTCATTTTCGCAGTTGGGAATCAATGTGTGTTGACGAAATGGGCAACCCAAGAGCAGTAAAACAAGTATTTCGTTATATGCCAATGAAGATAAAAGACCCCGATGTGGGTGATAAAATCGAACATGACTATACCTCTGTAGAAGATTATAAATTCATTAATAACTTCCATGATGTGGCATCTAATACAGTACTAGGCACCTACGGACATAGAGTTATTACTCACAACATATTTGATAAATCATATAAAATAGATGATTATCATTACCATAATAGTTTCGCAGACACAAAACATACAGACGGTCCTAACCCTGCTATAGTAGACACACCTGTAGACTATGATAATAAAACTATAAGTGATTACCCCGAATCAAGAGTAACCGTATCATCAACAACACAATTTGCACATAATGAAGATACTGGTTCATTTGGTACAGATGTTTCACAAGATGGTAAAACAGAGGGCGAAAGAGAATCACAATTTCATCAACAGTTTGCTGGGACACGCCTACAGATGACAGTTAAAGGACAATCATACCTAGAAGTGGGCGATGTAATACAATTCGACCTCATGTCTGTAGAGAATAAACTCAACTCAAGTGGTTCATTAGACCCACAATACTCTGGTCGTTACATCATAGTAAAGATAAGGCATAGGGTGGGCGACCATGAGTTTGTACAGGCACTAGAGTGTGTTAAAGATAGTGTTGCACGAGGGTTTAGGTCTAACAAAATGAAAACATTCCCAGGCAAACCACCTCGCAACGATATAGGGTACCTTCAAGACATCAATCAATACGACAGCATAGATAATAAAGTCAAATACGGCGTCAAGGGCCTCTAATACACCTCTCATACCCACAGTCCCCTTAGAAGATTTTTCCCAGGTCGCCACCCAGTTCTCATTCACAACTCTCACCGCCTCAGAGTATAAATAGCCATACAGACTACAATAGGAGATAATTATGGTTTGGAGGATATCAAAACAAGTTACAAAGAAAGAGATTACAGACACACAAAAGACCGCATTATATGGTCTTATAATAATCGTCCCACTAGGGCTACTGGCATGGGGCATAGAACATTTACAGTACATAGGATAGAACATGGCAAAGACATTCAAAGATTTCGCAGAAGCATGTTGGGATACTCATAAACAAGTCGGCTTCAAGATGAAGGGTGGCAAGAGAGTTCCCAATTGTGTACCTAAAAACGAAGAAGGCAAAGACATCCCAATTTCGTTATATGACCTATCAGAACTAGGTCCTGCCGCTATGAAACGCCGTGCTAGAATGAGGGCTAGAATGGGTATACTACAGAAGAAGTATGGCGATGCTAGTAAGGCAGGCATACACCCTAGTAGAGTGAGTCAGAGGCATAATAAAATGACAGTAAAGAAGAGGTAGATATGAATAAATTTATAACAGTAATACTATGTGCCATGCTATTATCATCATGTGCGCTACTTGATAAAGGAATAGTAATACCGACACCCACAGAGAGTGTAAGAGGGTGAATAAACTGCTATATTATGTAATATTCAAGATTAGTTATCATATAGGATTCGTCTATCATTACATAAAAGGGTTAGTGATGCGTAGATGGTAAACCCTTGTGATATATACGAATTATACGAATATAGTGTATAGAGAATGAGTGTATGTTCGAAGGAATCGAATAAACATTAAATGCCCGGAAATAACAGGATGCCAGTGGTATAAAGTCCGCATGGTATCGAAGCAGGAGAACACAGAGTATGTCAGAATTTATGGGGAAGAACGGGTTTCAATGGTTCGTGGGCGTTGTCGAAGATAGACAAGACCCTAAGACCCTCGGACGCCTACGAGTGCGGTGCCTAGGGTATCACACAGAGGACCTCATCAAACTCCCAACGAGTGACCTACCGTGGGCCCATGTGATGAACCCCATTACGAGTGCTACTGTGAGTGGTCTTGGTCAGAGTCCATTAGGGGCAGTAGAAGGGACTTGGGTGGTTGGTTTCTTCCAAGACGGGGGCGATGCTCAACAACCTATTGTCATTGGTACATTGCCTGGAGTTCCCTCCGAGTTGCCTACAAAGGGCAACAACAAGGGGTTTCAAGACGAGGTCAATGCGAACTACCCTAAGTACACAGAAACAGATGTTAATCGCTTGGCGGTGGGGAATGACGACAACCCTCACAGCTCCCTCACCATTCGACAGGCAGACAGAACAACCTCTATAGGTCGTGCAGACTTTGACTCAGTAGACATACGAAGAGCGAACTTAACACCAGCAACACTAGAGGGCGATGATGGTACACAGTTTGATGAACCTACTATACCCTATGATGCAGAGTACCCACACAACCATGTCTATGAGAGTGAAGGCGGCCACATAAGGGAGATAGACGACACGCCCACAAAGGAGAGAATACATGAAAGGCATGCGAGTGGTTCAGGGTACGAGATAGGCCCTGATGGTACAAAGGTGACCAGAGTCAAGGGAGATAACTACGACCTTATTACAGGCGACCACTTCGCACACATCAAAGGCAATCATAGTACAACCGTTGATGGTGGTGTAAGAGTCTTTGTGAATGCAGATGCTAGCACAGGCTCTAACTATACAATAGAAGTAGGTAACAACTCTAATGTAAATATTAAGGTAAATAAAGGTAATATAAACCTAGTAACATCAGAGGGCGACATCAATCTAAAGAGTGGTAAGAGTATACACATGGACGCTGCTCAGGGTATCTACATGGCTGCACAGACCTATTCGGCAGAGATAGATGGCAACTGGGTAGAGAAAGTAACAGGAACAAATACTAAGACAGGGTCTACGATAAATCTGAACTAGAACCGCACCCCCTAAAACTCAGCAGTATTCGTTAGCGTACATAAGGGATCTGTTAGGGCATAGATAACTACCGTACTTCGCCCACTCAGATTATTCCTATACTTTTTTATTCAAATTTTTTTTCGCAGGCTAAAAACATGAAAATACTAAAATCACTATCAAACGCAGTCGACCCTAACTACTGGGCAGAACGCATAGGCACTATGAGAATCAAAGATTCCCAATCTTTTAAGACAGGTGCATACGACAAGGCACATAACTCTAAACTAGCACAATGGACTCGTAGTCTTACAGGATGGCGATGGTGGGCCTGGCAACTGGGACCCTGTGTTCTACTCTTTATACTCATAGAGAAAGGTCTGAACATGATACATATGACAATGTTGCCCTGGTGAAAGGTTACATACCCCCTAATAGAGATATGACTATAACACTATCGCCCTCGGCACTCACTAAACTACAGACTCTCTATGACCCCTCTAAGTATCGTGGTCTACGAGTGGCAGTCAAAGGTGCAGGGTGTTCAGGTATGCAGTATGTACTTGAATGGTCTGTACATAAGAACATAGAGGACCACGAGTCTGTCTACGAGGGTATACCGATACTATCAGATGCAAAGTCAGCCGTCTATGTAGATGGTGCAATGTTAGACTGGCAGGTGAAAGGTCTGAATGAAGGGTTTGAATTCGTCAACCCCAAAGAGAAGGCACGGTGTGGGTGTGGCGAATCTTTTTTGATGTGAGGGCTTGACAAAGGTATTGTAGTAGTGTATAATAGTCTTAATGACACAATATGAACAACGCAGGCGCACACGATACACACTCGAATGGGTGAGAACGGTGTCTGCTGTTACTGTTCTTCTACTACAACTAATAATACTATATCACATCTTATGACTTATATCTTACCTACAATCATTGTTACACTAGCAGCCATTGGGTTGTTATCGAATTTTCTGTTCATCTTCTTTATGGACTCACTAGAGGAGGCAAACAATGGTCTTTGAGATTCACAAACAACATAAACTCTGCGACCAACTTGAAGAACGAGCATACGAATGGTGTGCTTGGCAGATAGAAGAAACCTTTGGATTGAAACGAATGAAGAATGATTGGGGTTTTGAACAACCAATCGAAGAACTGTTGAACGAGGAACAGGTGGAGTCAATCGAAGCCTACTTAGATACTGATGAATGGATTGAAATGTATGTTCGAAGCGCTCTGCAAGGTATTATTGATAGATGGCATATGGAGCAACCGAACCCCGATGATGATGAGGGCTATGAAATTAGTTTCAGCGAGGATTCGTGAGTCTGTTTAAGGCAACAAAGTGGCAGGGAGTTCGTAAGAGAACTTCTATTGGTAATCGTTGGATTAAGACTTCGAGTATGAACAAATCGAGGAAAAAATCTTTTAAGAAATATCGAGGGCAAGGTAAGTGAAAAAACTGTTACTGCTCTTATTGTTCTCTATGACTGCGAGTGCTAATCCCTATGCAGAAGCCATAAAAATACATTCAGCAGTCTATTCATATATTAATGAAGTTTCGCCCACGCTCTATATGTTGAACGCATGTAATAGCGACCTCTATGTTCCTACTTTAATGTATTCAGTAGAACAAACATACAATCTTGTGCCTTCAAATGTAAAATCATATCAGATTGTCAACACCATATGGAAAACACAAGAACACACAATAATGGACCCTCGTTTAGAGGCGTCTTTGATTATGGTGAAACAAGGGTTAAGAAACCCCGAAACAGTAACAGAAGTGCAAGCGGCTTGTGATGCACTTGATAGTTATGTAAAGACTCGTTTTTATTGGGAGCATTCAACCCAAGGTTGAGATTTTACCGCTAACGACTGTAGTCAAATTATAAATAGTATTGTAAGATTATGTACCTTGTGAACAATCTAATACAGGAGAAAATAAAGATATGAAAAATTCTTATGTTACTCTACATAGAACATTAGACACACAGATTCGAGCTCTTGAATCTGCACCCCACCCCAACCTATCACTTATCACAGACCTCAAGAAGAAGAAACTTCAACTCAAAGAACACATTGAGTTAGGTACCCCTTTGCCTAGAAATGCGGTAAGAAAGTATCAATCTATGATAGAATCAAATAAAGCTTCTGGCAAAAGTATAAGGAAACAAAGAAAGATAATAAAGCATCAACATGATGAGGCCTTGAGAAAGGCACTTTCGCAATTGGCGAGCTGATATGAGTACAAACAATCTATGGTTCTGGATGAAGAACCGAAAAGAAGAGCCTGTGCGTGAGAGTATTCCAGTTTATGCTCAACAGTATGAAGAAGGTTATGTATCAAAGGTGGAAATTGTTCATCAAACAGAGATTAGTTGTTCGAGAGGACACCCGACTCACTATATGAAGATACGGCCTGTTTATGATACATACGGATATAAAGAACCAGGTCGAGTTGTTTGTGAGTTGTGTGGTACACTCTACAGACTCATGGAACCTACCTTAGAAGAATGACAGGATACAAGGTACACAAGGAATACATTTGGCACTTCACTTGTGTATCTTGTAATGGATATTGGAGTATTGCAACAATGGACAAGTGGAAGCCTAAAGAACTATACTGCACACATTGTGGAAAGAAACAAATGAATGATAGTGAATTAATAAAGCATGTCTGAGAATTGGGATAGTATCAGAGCCCAGTATCAAGGCATTTTAAAAAATCTTCTGAACAACATTGATATTTGTAATAGACGATATGCTGAAGAAGGTGAAATCGGATATATGATTCAAAGAGATGTCTATATTAAAGAACTGACTGAAATGAAAACTATGATTAAACAAAAAGAGAATGAATAATGGATAGTTACATTCGGTCATATGATGGTGTGATATCTAAAGAGTCTTGCAAATTCCTTATCGACAAGTTTGAGAATTGTGAAAACCATCAAGAAACTGTATTGAAAGAATGGGATGGACTAGCAATCTCTTTCAATCAAATCAACACACTCGCCCACGAAGAATGGAAAGGCACAAGAGATAAGTTATCAGAGGCTATGCTATATTGCATTGACATCTACAAAAAAGATTGTAAGATAACTGATTTCATGTGGCCAACTAGATATTCACAAGAAGGTATCAGAATAAAACGATACTTGCCTAACAACTTCGATAGATTTGACGAACATGTGGATGCAACTGAAGGTTGTGAAAAGAGATTTCTCAATTTTCTTATCTACTTAAATGATGTTGAAGAAGGTGGTGAAACAGAGTTCCCACAATTACCACTAACAGTAAACCCCAAAGCAGGAACAATGGTTGTATTTCCTCCAATGTGGCCTTGGTTGCACGCTGGTAGAAAACCAATATCTGGTCCAAAATATTTCGCCCACTCGTATCTACACTATGAATAATTATATCCAAATATACAACAATGTCATTGATGATGATTATTGTGATGAATTAAGAGAGAAGTTTGAGAGAAAATCAAAACAACAAGAACACATTGAGCAAGGTCCGATGTCGTTCTCTCAAATCAATCTGAACACTAATGAGGATTGGAACAAAGATGTATCTAAATTGTCAAATCTTTTTTTACATTATGTTGACCAATATAGACAGGACTGTGATATCACGCCTCAAATGTGGCCTGTTAAGAGAACTGATATATTAGAACAGATACGAATGAAACGATATTTGCCAAACGACAAAGACCATTTCGGACCTCATGTTGATGCGGTGAGTAAAGAAACTGCAATTCGATTTCTTGTGTTCTTTATATATTTGGATGATAATGAAAGAGGCGAAACAGCGTTCCCACAACTAGGAGTGGCATCGCCGTGTAAAAAAGGAAACCTATTAATGTTCCCACCTCTATGGCCTTGGATGCATGCCGGTGCTAAACCTATCGATAAGTCTAAGTACATAGTCGGTAGTTATTTACATTATAAATAGAAAGACAGCGTAACGAAGCGTTTGTCCGTGGATAAAGAAGTCCTTTTTTAACAAAGAAAAAGGAGAGATATAATGAGTAATACAATTTTAGAATATGTTTGGCTAGGTGCCAATAATGAATTAAGAAGCAAAACGAAAGTGGTATCAGGTGAGATGTCATTAGTCGCAGAAATGCCTTTATGGTCTTTCGATGGTTCTTCTACAGAACAAGCCCCAGGCAATCATTCAGATTGCACACTTAAACCAGTCAAAGCATACCCTAACCCATTTCATGTGATGACAGTCAACGACTATTATCTTGTGATGTGTGAAGTGGTTGATGACGAACACAATAAACGAGCATTGATTAAGAGTGATAGTCATACCTATTGGTTTGGTTTTGAACAAGAGTATTTCATCTATCACAATGGTCGCCCTCTAGGTTGGCCTGCAAGTAGTGATGCAATGCCTCAAGGTCCTTACTATTGTGGTGTTGGTGCAGAAAATGTAGCAGGTCGTACTTTCGTTGATGAACATATGCAAGCTTGTATGCATGCTGGTATTCGTATTACAGGTACAAATGCTGAAGTGGCATTAGGTCAATGGGAGTATCAAGTCTTTGGTACTGGTCAGAAAGGTGCTGCTGATGATTTATGGATGTCAAGGTACATTCTTGAGCGTCTTGGCGAACAGTTTGGTTTTGTAATCAATCTGGACCCTAAACCTATTAATGGCGATTGGAATGGTTCAGGTCTACATACAAACTTCTCTACAGATTCAATGAGAACGAATTCATCTATGGGTCATTATATGAACATTCTGAGTAAGATGAATGAACGACATGCTGACCATATTGCTGTGTATGGTAAAGATAATGACAAACGACTGACTGGTAAACACGAAACACAAAGTATCGATAAGTTTACATATGGCGAAGGCGACAGAGGCGCAAGTATAAGAATACCTGTTGAAACTGTTAATGCAAAGTATAAATCAGGTTACTTAGAAGATAGACGCCCAGCAAGTAATGCTAATCCATATGAGATAACAAAAGTAATCATTGATACGCTTGACAAGGTAAAGTAATTAGTGTATAATACTTCCATCTTGATTGTATCATTTTTGCAACACTCTGTTGTTCTAATGCAAAAGACTTATAAATACTAAGTGATATGATGCTTAAGTGAGATATCAAAGATAATAACTATAACTTATAGGAGAAGAAAGTGAATAAATTTTTAATCGCAGCTGCGGCTGCATTGTTCTCTGCAAATTCATTTGCAGCGATAGCTTTATCGGGTGAGTATACTGGTACTTTAAATGACTCTGGTGTGTACACTCAAGATTTAGCAACAACTCTAGTTGGCTCTTCAGCTGCTGGTGCTGTAACTGTAACTCTTGACAAAGATTTTGCAGTAGATGATATGTTTGTAGAATCTACTCTTGCTGGTGTTAAGTTTAAACTAGGCGAAGTTGATGATGTAACTTCAATTGGTGCTACAACTACTGTAGGACCTGCAACTGTTGGTGTTAACCAGGTTTCTGGCGGCGCAATGACATTTGATGCTGGTACTACATTGGCTGGTGTTAAAGCAAATGTTGAGAACATTACTAATGATGCTCGTATTACTACTGCATCAGGTTCTGTTGCTGGTTTTGCTTGGACAGTAGAACACGCTAAGAGTGGTACTGACCATCAACTACAGTTAGGCGCTTCAAGAACTATTATGGCTTCTACTGACGCTAATGGCGTTAAGAGTGGCGGAATTACTATTTCTGTTGACCGTGGACAAAATGCAGATAGAGATGCATATGAAGATGGTGCAATAGGTGGTTCAGTATCTACAGCGATTGCTGGTATTGGTACTGTAAAAGGAGAAGTATCTAACTCTAAGACAGATGTTAAAACATACGGACTATCTGTTACTTCAGGAATCTTTACTGGTTCTTGGGATAAAGTAGGTAGTGCAGACGGCTCTTTATCATTAAAGGCTGTTGTAGCATTCTAATACATAATATGTGTTAGACCCAGGTCGATTTCCTTATTAGTCGACATTAAAACCCCACGATTACTCCCGTGGGGTTTTTCTTTTTGTCCGCTCTAAAGAACTTGGTTCTTATAAGTACTTATGTGCGTATTTCAGAAACCCTCCTTAGCTAGCTCTAGAGCCCGAATATGAGTACAACAGAACAACTAATGAATATAGATAACCCATGCATGGGCATATGTGAATATAACAAAGACAACCTTTGTATTGGGTGTAAAAGAAACATGAATGAGATATTCGACTGGTATGATTATACAGATGAGCAAGTATCATCAATCAATGAAGAACTAAAAACAAGAAAGGTCGAAGGTTACTTCTTTGATGAAGTATAAATAGTTATATGAAACTGAATGAGAAATAGATATGGAATGGTTATCACTTATCACAGATGTAGGATTCCCTATAGTTGCAGCCTTAGTTGGTGGTTACTTTGTCTTTCTAACACTTAACTTTATTTTAACAGGTGTGTTAGATTCGATTAAACAACAACGCATGTTTGCAATCGCCCTCGACAACAGAGTAAAAACTATGAACAACGAGATTGTTCGTATTGATGTAAAGATGTGTCAAGCATTTGGCATTGCCCCTGATATGGACCGTATTGCTCGTGCCGATGGTCAGAAAGATGCGAGGAAGGATTAATGGAAGCAGCAGTTGAACTAGACATTGGTGCATTAATTAGTCAATACGGATTCCCGATTATCGCCGCAGTAGGACTAGGTTACTTTATCTATTACATATGGCAATGGGTTACTACCGAAGTAGACCCAGTTGTACACGAAAGTCATATGACTCTCATTGCACTTATTGATAGGATTAGAATGTTAGATAACGATTTGATTCGTTTGAACGCTAAACTTGATATGGTGATTCAACAACAGAAAGAAGCAGAATCTAAAAATGGGGGCAGAAGTCGACCAACAAAGTAGTAGGGTGCACCTTTCAATGTTAGCCAACTTTTAGGTGATGAGTATCGTTAAACCTTGAATCACCTAATTTATCGTCATACCGAGGACGACTAGGGTATCTGTTCATATGATTTACCGGTCCCTAGATTTGTAAGAATATTTATAATTTCTCTATATTTCCTGACTTCCACGATTGGTATTGTGTTGACCACTTTGAGTGTTCAATGACATCAATCTCATGGACAGTCTTGCCTTTATATTTAATAAGCCAATCATTGTAAGTAAAACTTGATTTCTTTTTTTGATAGGTGCCTCCTTGTTCATAGGAGTCCAACAATTTATTAAATTCGTTTTCGCTTATTTGTTTGTACATTAGTTAATTGTGGGTTTCTCTATCGTAGTAATCTCTGGTCGAGATTTGAGTATGGTTTCCACCATCATGTTAAATTCGTTTTCTGTGAGCATTGACTTGTATATTCTCATGGCTTGAGCCATCATAATACCTGCACATGCAAGTGGGTCGTTTTTGCCCTCTGCACATAAGTCTACCCATAGTTTTTCAAACTCACGGCTTAATTCTTCAAAGTTCATTTCATTTTCACTCCTTATAGTGGTCTTGTGATAATTGTATAATAGCATAATGGATAACTTTCATCAAGTCGGCCTTATTATGTCCTTCTTTCTTACCATATCGTTGAGCATATTTCATAATATTGCCCATGCAGAAACCAGTACCATGACCTTGGTCAATAATGATTTCTGTTGCCTGATAACTTTTTGTTTGAGCATAGTGAGAATCATAAGTTGCTTCGACATATTCTTGTAGGTCGGCAAGTATTCTATCTTCACTAAACTTAAAATCTATTCCATTTGGATTTTTTGCTGCTGCACGAACTGTTTCGTTATAAGTCATTTTAGGCAAAAAACTTCTCCTCTGATTTGATTTTTAATTTTTGTTTTTGTGTATAAGACATATCAACATTTTCAATAATCTTATTTCGTATAGTGTCAACATCCATAGCTAACATCTTACAGTAGTTTAGAAACTCAGGATGACGGCCGACAATCC